AGATTTACAGAAGGCTGATGAAGAAAAGAGTGATTTTGTCTCAAGATTCCAATTCTCTTACATTACCATCCGTAATAAAGCGCAGCGTAAACTTCTACGCACTATTCTAGACAAAATGAATTACAACGTACAGTAATAAGGTGATACATGACTAACCCGTCAGAAAATACACAGGAGGCTAACCAGCCACAATCTCAGGAAGAGAAAAAGCCATTATTTAGTGGTGTAGATAGCCAAGGTAAAGAGCGTCTTTTTACAGATGTTGAGGATGCTCAGAAGTCTTGGCAGAGTTCTCAGGACTTTATTAAAAACACTGTTACTGAGAACAAGTCGTTGGAAGTTCAGGTTCAAGAACTAAAGGCTCAACTTAACCAAAGTACAAAGCTGGATGAAGCTTTAGCACAATTACGTAATAAAGAGGAATCCGTAGTGACAGAATCAGTACCCCAACAAACCACTGAGACAACCCCTCAGTTGGATGTAGAGCAGTTGAAAGCTGAATTACTTTCTCAGATTAAAGGTGACTTAACAAGTGCTACTCAAGTACAACAAGAAACCCAGAATCAACAGAAAGCAATGGAAGCAGCTCAAGCTGTATATGGTGAGTCTTATGAAGATAAGCTCCGAGAAACAGCGCAAGGATTAGGAATGTCTGATTCAGATATTGTTAAAACCGCGCAATCTAACCCCACCCTTTTTAATAAGGTGTTTGGTCTAGATAAGCAACCTAAGAGTTCTCCTACCAGTTTTTCTAGTTTTAGTGGTCGTCAGGTTGAGCCTGAAGCTAAACTAAGCTTAGGAAAGAAAGGATTCTCTACTTCTAAAGTGTTAGGCAACCATATGTCCAACCTTGAAATCTTAATGAAAAAACACTCTAATTGAGGAATAAGCAATGTCTTATAAATATTCAGATGTACCTAATATTGTACGCCAAGAGCTGTATGATGCGGAATTAATTAAAGCCAATGATGATTGGTTAATCGGTCGTCCTATGTTCGATGATGTGTCTTCTATCTTTGGTGATGGTGATACACTACAGCGCACTAAGACAGGTCAACGTGCAATGAGCGACTACGAAGATGATGCTGCGGTAGATTTTACCAAGATGCAAACATCACGTGTAGATTTGTCTTTGACGGACTACAAACAAGATGCGTTCTATATCACTGATAAGCTGAAGCGGGATTCTCACCAAGCAGAGAGCTTCTTTGCAGAGAACATTCGTCAGAGCGCAGTGGCGTATGAGCGTGAGATTGAGAAAGCTGTTCTTGCTACAGCTAACGCTCAAACACTAGGTGATGCCAATATCATTAACGGTGCAGCTCACCGTTTTAAAGGTAAAGGCACTGGTGGTGCAATTACCATTGAAGATATTAATGCAATTAAATTCGCTTTCGATAAGGCTCTTGTCCCTACAGAAAACCGTATGCTTATTATCCCTCCAGAAATGGAATTTGAACTTAACAAACTATTGAACATCACTGAGGTGTCTAATGGTTCTAACTTCAACTTCAATGTTGATGGTTTAGTTCAAACAGGCTTTGGTGATATGTTGAACATTGTCCGTAATATTGCGGGTATTAACATCATGATTAGCCATAACCTACCTGATGTTTCTGGTGAGACTTTAACCCAGTTTGATGGTACTAACTCTGGTTCAATCAGTGGTAAGCTCTGCGTAGCTATGTCTATGGCTGATGCAGGTTGTATGCCTTTCCATGGTGTTATTCGTGAGACTCCGTCTTCTGAGTTCTTCCGTAACACTACTTACAAGCGTGATGAATGGTCTACTACTGCTGAATGGGGCTTCGGTCTTAAAAAAGCAGAGTCATTAGTTACTCTTGCTGTTCCTAACTCAATCTAAGGAGAAATAGAATGAGCGCACAACCTTTAAACCTTTTCGATGTGGATGCTTATACGCAGTCACGTAAAGGCGCTATTGTAGGCAACTACGCTGGCAATGTTAAACAAGTGGAATATACTTTCGATGTTTCTAGTGGTCCTGCTACAGGTGTAGATGACTCAGTGCAGGTTATCCCTGCGGGTGCTGTTATCGAAGCTTGTGATGTTTTTGTTGTTAGTACCCTTTCGGGTGGTGCTAACTTCGGACTTGGACTTGCGGAAGCAGATGGTTCTGTTATTGATGCGGATGGTTTAGATGCGGCTGTTACAGCTACAACTGGCTATGTTTCAGGTGACGGCGACCTTGTGGGTACAGCCCTTTCAGCGGCAGGTCAACTCACTCTTGGTGGGAACCGTTCTGCTGGTGTCTTAAAAGTTGTTGTTACGTATCGCGTAGCATAACAAGAGGCTTTTCGTAGGGATTCTTGGAGTCCCTGCTATAAAGTTTCTTGGAGGGAATAATGAAAAGAACACTTCTACAAGTAGTACAAGAATATTTAGATGCCACTAGCGGTTTCTATGTAGATAGTATTTTTGATACAGATGAAAGTCAACAAGTAGCGAAGATTGCTGAACGTATGTATTACAACATGGTGCAGGAATTTCCTAACGTCTTGTTCACGATGAAGGAGGATACTCTTGAGAGCCTATCTGACATAAACCGTCCTAACTACATGCTTCTTCCTGCAAGGGTACAGAAAGTACAGAGTAGTCGTGTTTGGTATGATGTAAGTAAGGATAGTGCAAAGGTTAGCTTCAAAGAACTTACGTATCTTACTCCTTTGCAGTTTTTAGAAGTTAGTAATAAGAACACAACAAACAACACAGTGACAGTAGAGGGTTTTGATGAAACGAAGATGGTGGTAAGCACTAATCAGTTTCCTACGTACTTCACTTCTTTTGATAACAAGCATGTTGTGTTTGATTCCTATAATTCTGACTACGATTCTACTCTACAGGCTTCTAAGACCAAGATGGTGAGCAGTGAAGAAGAAGTTTTCTTACAGCAAGATGATTTTGTAATCCCTGTACCAAGCCATTTATCTGAAACTTACTTGGATATGTTCTTAGATGAAGCTCTTACGCTTGTGTACCAACAACCTATCGGTAAAATAAGCCAGAGAGCAAGGGCAAGACGGATTAAACTCCAGCAAGACAATAGAACGCTAGGCCAAGGTGAAGGTAAGAAAGGCTACGGACGTAATGGAAAGGTGAGGGGTTATACCCCAAGAGGACATAGACAATGTTAATGAAAGAACACAAAGTAACTAAAACATGCCCCAATGGGACAAAATACACTCTTGTTTTTGATGGTTTATACTACTGGACAAGAGAGGGCAATCTGCCTATTAAACTACAAGGAAGATTCTCTTGTCAGATTGAAGCCTATTCTGCTTTCCGTTTTTATTGTTCTTCTCTTATGCCTGAGGTGTCACAGGTTACAGGGGCAGAAGACCTTGAGGAACTTACATTAAAGAAGGATCTGACTCAGTGGGCAGAAAAGCAGGGTATTGAAATTCCGAATAAAGTAAAACAACCAGCAGCTATTAAGAAGTTCTTACAGGAGCAAGTTAATGCCTAGAGCTTCAGGTTCTAAAGACTATATTTCCTTAGCACAGGGCTTAATTACAGAAGCAAGCCCTTTGACGTTTCCTGAAAACGCTACTTCCGATGAATTGAACTTCGTTATTGATAAGGATGGTCTAATTAGAGCTAGGCGTAAAGGTCTGGAGGCTGCTAAAACAGAACAGAGTCTTGTAGGAGCAGAGGCTGTATTGGAGAATGTGTACTACTGGAAAGCTCCTGATGTTTTTCTATTTGTTATTACTTCAACAACACCAGATACAAAACTTTATGTTCACAGGAACAATGAAGCACTCTCTCTACTAGGGAGTTTTACTCTTAATACACAGATAACAGAAACACAGATTGCAGAGAGTACAAATCTCCTTGTTATCACTACGAGTCAGGCACAGAAACCCGTATTACTAGAATTTGAAGAACAGAACAACAACATAGAGATATATAGTGTTGATTTATATGTAAGGGATTTTGAGCTTGTAGATGATGGACTTACCCTTACGGAGCGTCCTACTTCTGCTATAGATGATAACCACAGGTATAACTTATATAATGCGGGATGGTATAAGGATAGACGCTACCAGTATATCAATGACCAAGCGGTTCAAGACCCCATAGTATCTTTCTTTTCTGATTTGAATACAGATACTCCAGCTAATGACTTCCCAAGTAATTCGGATATTGTATCCTTAGGTGTCAGTATCAATGAGAACGGGGTAACAACATTCAGGGATGATGAAGTAAGAAACACTAACGTGGGTAACTCCGAAGCACCTAGAGGGCATTACATCTACAACATAAATAGCTTTAATAGGGATGCTAGAATTTCAAACAAAAACCTAGACGGGACTACGAGTACAACACTCTCCCCTGTAGGGACGGTAGGTGTATAATGGCTGTTAATTCCCCAACACAAGAATTTAAGAACCCTGTGGCCTGTGAAGGGGCTTTCGGTAGGATATTCTATGCTGGAGACAGTAGAGTATACTTCTCCCAAGTCCTGAAAACAGCTAAAGAGGCAGGGCGTTGTTATCAGAGTAATGACCCAATCAGTGAGGACATTCCTGATGTACTAGATACGGACGGAGGTGAAATACCTTTGGATGATACGCTAAGTATCACTGCTATTCGTCCTTTCCGTTCAGGTATCCTTATTTTTGCTTCTAATGGTGTGTGGTATATCTTTAATCCTGATGGTGGATTCAAAGCCACAGCTTTTAATGTTACGAAGGTGACAGAAAGGGGTATTAGCGGGAATAAGAGTCCTGTAGAAGCCGAAG